GCTCGAGGGGGCCACTTTGTAGTGGCGGAAACCTAATGAGAAAAAGTCGCAGACAATCAGATCCGAACAATCCATTCCTTCGCCGCTTATCGATGCGGCTGGATGATGTCATCGGGGTATTGTCACCGAGGGCGGCCATGCTGCGGAGATCGTACCGGTTCGGCTATGAGATTCTCGACAAGCACCGGCTACGGAAGAAACGCTCGGACATGGGCGGTACCGGTGACTGGCATTTGACCCAGGAAAAACTTGACGAGTTGCGGGAAATCTGCCGGGATTTGGGCCGGAACAATCCGCTGGTCAAAGGGATGTTTCGCAAGCTGGCCACCAAGATTGTCGGGACCGATACGAAGATTCAATCCACGACCGACGATGAAGGCTGGAACAAAGCTGCTGGGGAGCTCTGGAAAGAGGAAATGGTGAACGTGCCCTGTGATGTCACCGGGCGGTTCAATTTTCACGCGTATCTCAAAAAAATGTATTTCTCTTATTGCCGGGACGGGGACATATTTACGATCTTTACCGATGATGGAATTCAGGCCATCGAAGGGGACCAGGTTGGCACGCCCTATGGCAGTGTTAATGCTAAACATTTCGACGTAGTTAACGGCATCGCGGTAAGCAAAAAAACAAAAAAGGTTCTCGGTTATTATATCGGCCAGCCGAACAAGTGGGGCTATATAGCAAATGAGACCACGCAGAAATACGATGCCGTCGATATCCACCATACTTTTAACTCGGACCGGTTCAGCAGTTCCCGCGGCGAACCGGCCTTAATAAGTGCGGTCGATACCATCGATAAACTTTTCGGTTACGTCGATGCCGAGCTGGTAGCTGCGAAAGTCAACGCGTGTTTTCCGATGATGATTACGTCCAAGGACTCGAGCAGTTTGACGCCCCCTTTCGCCAAGGGCGTTAGTCAGACCGGCAAAGATGAATATGGTCGAACGCTCCAGAAGATTGACCCCGGATTAATCTGGGAGGGACGTCCGGGTGAAAAGGCTGAAGCAATAGGTTCGCAACGGCCGGCCGCGGCTTTTGATAATTTCATTTTGCGGGTAATGATGCTAATCGGCCAGCCTGTAAATCTTCCGCTCATGCTGGTGACCGGTGATTATTCAGGTGCGACTTTTATGAATACCCGGGTGGCCTATGCTGAGGCCCGGGACACCTGGCATGATGAACAAGAGCTGATAATCAAACCGTTTGTCAGGCGGCTGTATAATCTGAAATTGCAGCAGTGGATCAAGCGGAAAGCATTAGCAGAACGCAAGGATTCGGGCCGGTTTGAGATCATGTGCAAGCGCTGGCCATACGTCGACCCCTGGAGAGAGGCCAAGGCAGACGAGCAGAATCTGAAAAACGGAAGTACTAATCACACGTTACTTAATGCCCGGCAAGGACAGGATTTCAAAGTTATCGTCGACCAGCGGGCTAAGGAAGATGAGTATCTTAAAGAAAAAGGCGTGGTCCTGGTTCCTGCGAAGGCGCCACCGCCCGCGGCTTGAGAGGTTAAATTGTGCCGTATCCGAATGAACATTCAGCGGTCCTGCAGGATTCGAAGAAATACGAACCGGATAGTTTTCGGCGGACGAACGGTGGAACGATCTATGGCAAAACCAAGGTGCCCAAGACGATTGCAATTATATGGGCCAAGCTCACAGGTAAGAGCAAACCCGCGGACCATATTTTCCCGGTGGCCTTGAGGTTCCCGACGAAAAAATGGACGGCTCAAAAGGCAAAAGCCTGGCTCAAAAAAAACAATGTAAGCTACCGGAAATTTGAGCCGGCAAAGGCAAAGGAGAAACAAGCCATGGCAGAGAATAAAGCTCCAAGGAAAGCATGTATCTTTAATGAAGATTCCGAGGTGTCCTTTGCGGATGTAGGAGGCGCCGGGAATAGTTTCAAGATACTCGGGTATTCGGGAAAGATCATAAAAAATCACTGGTACTGGGGTAGCCTGGCGATTGATTTGAAGGGGCTCAAATTTTACAAGAAACGTTTAGCGGTGCTTGAATCACATTCTAAATTTGACCGGATCGGCTTTACGACCAAACAGGAAATAAAAGGCGATGTCAGGTTCGAAGGTGAGTTCCTGGACAATGTAAACGCTCAGCAGATGAAGAAAGATATCCAGGCGGGTTTTCCGATGGAGGCCAGCTTGTTTTGCCCGCCGTCGATAATCGAACGGGTCATGGAAGGTTCGAGTGTCAAGGTGAACGGCAAAGTAATGAAGGGGCCGGGTGCGGTTTTCCGCGAGGCCGTTATTAAAGAAGTTAGCATGTGTGTTTTTGGTTTGGATACCAATACAAAATCGTCAGCGAATGCTGATGAGGAAGAACAAGAAATTGAGTTTAGTCTAATGGAGAACAATATTATGGCAGAGGAACAAGAAATCAAAAGTGTCGAACAATTTGCCGCCCTGTATCCGGACTTGCATTCGGAAGTTTTTGCGGCCGGCAAAACCGAAGGAGTCGCGGAGGGGATTACCGAGGGCAAGAAAACTGAGCGGGCTTTGTTTGCCGAGCTCAAGGGGTCCTGTGGCGATGACCATGAGTTGCTGGCCCTGTGTTTCAGTGAAGGTAAAACGGCAACCGAGGCCGTGAAACTTCACGCTGATAAGCTCGGGCAGGAAAATACCAAGCTGAAAGGACAGGTCACGGAGCTCCAGAATGAAAAGCCTGCAGTTGACCCGGCCCAGGTAGAGTTTTCCGATAAGGCTACGGCGCCCGGCGAACAAACCGAGACGGGCGATGCTGATGAGGAGACCATGAAAAAGGCTTTTGCTGCTTTGTCGGCAGATGAGCGGGCCGAATACGGAGATGTCGAGGCGTATATGGCGTTCCAACAAGCCAATGCGAATGGTCAGGTTCGAGGTCGGGTTCAAATGGCCGGCACAACTAACAATTGACCGCGGCCGGGTGATGTCGATTTTTATGCGTAATCAAAATCAATGTTATTAAAATTGAATCGATGAGGTAATCAAATGACGAAAAAAAAGGACTCCGGCAAAAATGATGCCGGCAAAACTGAGGATGTCACCCTGGTCCCCGAACCGGAAGATCAGGTCGATCCTGAAGCTGATCAGATCTCTGATGATGCTCCGGTCGAACCTGAAGATGATCCGGGTGTGGAAACGACGGAAATTGAGACGGTGGAGGAGCTGGAGATTGTTTATCCGAAGCTGGTTTCGGCGGTCCGGGATGAAGTGGTTGTGCAAATTAGCAAGTGTTCGCTCGATCAGGTCAAAAAGAATATGCCCGAATTCTATGAGAGGCTGGTCATGGATGTTCAAAACAAGAGCGGGCTAAATCTGAACGTGCCGGGCTTTTTGCTCGAGCTGGATGATCCGTTTGCCAATGGTACGTTGCGGACCTATCAGAAACTCAAAGGGATCGGTGGATTGCGGTTGCCGCATGTTCTGCCCTTCAAGGACAAAAAGACGAAGGAGACCCTGAAGAATTACATTCTAAGGGCATCCGGGAGCGGCGATAAAGTCCGGGCGGATGCGGCCGGCCGGGCAATGGCAAAGGCAAAGTGAATCTCGGGGCCGGGTCCGGTACCGGGGTTAGAAAAATGAACGTGAAGTAATGTTTTGTAGGAGATAATCAGATGACAACTTTAGCAGTGGACAGCCCGTTGACAATGGTGACGGGCGATTTTAACTCCATTGGTATTATCGCCGATGACATCGTTTTCGAAGGTTCGATGGTCGGGGACAATGCTTCTGGATACGGCCGGCCCCTGGTAGCGGGGGATGTATTTCTCGGTCATTCACTTTTGAATGTCGACAATGAGGATGGCCTGGCCGGCGCCAAGGAAATCCGTTTGAGAACGGGAAGGTATCGTGGGATCGTTACGATTGCCGCCTTGCTGATCACGGATGTCTTAAAAGAAGTCTATGCCAGCGATGATGCAACGTACACGTTATCATCGACCGGCAATAGTCGCGTTGGTGTGGTCATCCGTTATGACTCGGCGAACCGGGCCGTGGTGGAGTTTCAAACAAACGAACCGTTTGCCGAGAGCCTTGACGGGGAAATCACCTATGCCGATATCGAACCGGGCTGTTCATACCAGGGCTTGTACGAACAGACCGAAGCGCAGAATTATCCCATCGGGGCCAGAAGGGAAACTCGTCAGGACGGTAGTATGTTTTATTACTCTAAGGCAAGGAATATCATTTCCACTACCAAATTTGGCCTGAAATTTTATGGCCGTATTGGTGATGGAATAGCGACGACCTTGTACCAGAGCCAAGACGCCGGCGATAAGACCCTTACGATTGTAGGCGCCGGGTTTGGTGCAAATGATTTCCGTGGTGGTTATGTCATGATTCACGGCGCCGCGGGCCAGCAGTTCCGGCGTATCTTGAGCAGTACTGCTACTGTTGGCGGAAATGTCACGCTTACTTTGGATCATGGACTTGAAGTGGATGTCACCAATGCCGACTACACGGAAGTTCTTCAAAATCCGTACGGCAATTTGCGGTTAATGGCTGGGCCAAGTGGCGGAATGGCAGGGAATCCATTCACGTCAGTTGCTGGGATGCCGAATGTTATGACGACCCAAAACAATCGGCACCTTTGGATTAAGACCTGGGGCCCAATGTGGACCAATCCGCACGGATCGAGTTTGCAAAATGCCGGCATAACCGGCGGTGAACGAAAATTGGTCTTTGATGCTGAAGGCTCGATTTGCATCGAAGATGATGTGGCCCATGGTCCGGGTGTGGACGGCGATGAACATCAGCTTGCCGGACACATCATTGACCGAAGTGCTTCAGGTGTTTCCGGGCCACCCCTGATCCAGCTTACGATCAATCGGTAAGCAAAATAATTGTCAGTTAGAGAAGTGAAGAGCGGGTTCTCCTTTCAGCCGGCCAGCTGGAAGGTGTAAAAACGAAAACGGCAGATAGGAGCCTATCCGAATATCTGCCGTTTTTTTTGCCCGGCAAAAGTCAACAGTGTTTTTTTTAGGAGATTAAAAATGGGAGCTGCAGGATTAGGTAGTCGAGGGATAATCGGCAGATTTTTTGCCGCGCTCGAGCAGTACACAGGTCAGTCGTGGATCGACTTAGTGTCGATTCTTTTCGATTCAGACCAGGAATCCGAAACCTACAAGTGGCTGGGACAATCCCCGGTCCTGCGTGAATGGATCGGCGGCCGGCATGCGAAGGGTTTCCGCGAGAACGGAATCACTATCGTCAACAAGAAATTCGAAGCCACGTTGGATGTTCCTTGCGATTGGTTAAGGCGGGATAAAACCGGTCAGCTGAATGTTCGAATTAATGAGATGGCTCAAAGGGCGGTCGGGCATTATGGCAGTCTGCTCAGCACGCTCATACAAAATGGCACCGGGGATACCAGCGGTCTTTGTTATGATGACCAGTATTTCTTTGATACTGATCACGAGGAAGGGCTTAGCGGTGTTCAAAAGAATCTGCTGACATCATCGGAAGTTGCCGGGCTGAGTGTTGTGACCCCTGCGCGGCCAACCATCGAGGAAGCCATTGCGGCGATTCTCGGAGTGATCGCTTATATGCTGGGCTACAGGGATGACCAAAATGAGCCGATGAATTCAGAGGCCAAGAAATTCATGGTCATGACCAGCGTAACGCTATGGCCTTATCTGGTCCATGCCGTCCTGGGCGAACCATCCGACGAGTCCAACGTCCTGAAGGAGCTCAAGAAACAGGGCTT